TTTTCTAATTCTGCATCAGTGTAGGCAGTAATTAATGGATCACCACTCATAGCGCCTGCTGGAGGCATATCGGGATTGGCCATAGCAAGACCAAATCTATACTGCATATATGGACTTCCGTTGGCTTTGTTCATACTAATATTAGGAATACTCATTGCGTTTTTAATTGCAGATAATTGTGAATGGTGAAGTTTTTCACCACCCTTACCGGCCCAGGGCACATCCTCTGCTAGTTGTTTACGCATAAATTCTTGTGCTCGCATTTCTCTTATCCTATTATTAATATATTTAACCGACTGCTCCATCTGATGAAATTTAGCACCAGTGTCTGTCCATTGCCCACCTAGGCTGGTTTGCATACCGGGCTGATTTTGTCCTAAATTTTCAGGAGTAGCTTTTTCTTTCTTAACTTTTTTAACTTTTTCAGGATGTGCTCCTACTGCGGCAACTACGGTATCAAAATAGTGTTGACCATTTACTTCTAAATTAGGATCAGTCCCGGCTGCTTGATAAAACGCATCCATATCTCCTGCACGAGCGGCAGTTCTTAATGCAGTAGCACTACTAACACGGGGGCTTGGCACATGAATAATTTTAGCAAAGTTAAAATAACCATGATTGCTTTCTTTGCCATTATAATCGTTTAGAAGTTTTCCACTCCATGCCCAGTCAGTTTCGTCAGTAACGTAGGCAATAGTTGCTCCGTCACCTACTTCTTTATAAATTCTAGCCGCTAGAGTTACAATACTTGTTTCTCCTAGTATATGGCCAGAAACATCTGGGTCAATTGCAATCATCCATGCAGTTTTTGTATTAAAGTCTAATGGATCGTTTGGCCCAATAGTAGTTGGATTAGTTCCAATATACCAATGCTGACCAGCATGTTTAACTGCTTCCCATACTTTAGCATGCCCTTGATGCGGAGGATTAAAACGTCCGAAGCAAAATGCTACGGTTGCCTTATGGTGTGTTGCTTCGAATAACTCTCTTAAATTCATTTTGCTATCCCGGGTGCCCAGCTTGTGGGAACAATTTTGATGTTACCATATTTATGCTGTTTCTGCGCATAACGAACATGTCCTTCGCCGTGCGTGTCCCAAATTTCTTTACGAGGCTGTGACTGAATGGCAGCATCTACGGTGTCTTTCATATTGCGTATACCTTTAATTAAAAAGAATATAGCATCAAGCCCACCGGGGTGTGCTTGCGTCATGGCAATAATATGTTGTTGTTTCTTGGCACTAACGCCTTTTTTAGTCATCCAATCAGTAAATGTGCTACCTGAAATGGAATTAAAATCTTGTTTGCCTGTAGCATGTAAATTGCTCATTTGATTAAAGAAAGGATAAAATATTCCGTTCTTATCTGGATCAGGCAAGCTGTTCATAAATCCATCTATAACTGCGGCATGTTGATTAGTATATTCAATCATGCTGTCAATAGCACTAGTATCAATTGCAGGAGCTTCATCTGTATAGATCGGACCTTGCACAATTAAGTTAGCTGTTTGATTAAACTCGCTGAAATCATCTTTTGGAACTTGTTCTCTATCACTGGCACCAAACGATGGAAATGTGGCATGCCCTACTACCATGACTTGTGCGCTAGCTATACGTTTACCTAAATCACTAGCGGCATCGACGTGATAGGTTGTGTGCGAAAGAGGATTAGGACTAAATTCCCATACACCTGCTGGATATTCTTCAGTAGGTTGCGTTAGTCTTTTAGGATTAGCCGGCTCAACCCCGAATAAGTTATCAGCATATACAAATCCTACAAAGTTTTTAGGAGTAGCGGCATCGAATAGGGGATATAAGTTTGCAAAGTTTGTAGCAAACTGATTGCGTTTTTCTTGCTCTTCGGGTGTCTTTACCTTGCCACTCTGATTGGCAATAAAATCATAAACGTCATGAGCATTATCAGATTTAACACCACGTGCCCATTGATTATGTCCTGCCAAAATTAAAGGACCGTTTTTAGTTTCACGGCCCCAATATACTTGAGGGTTACCATCCCACTTTCGTCTTATGGTAGTCTTACCTGGTTTTTCTTCTGCGATTTCTTTAAAATGCTGTAGTGCTTCTAATGTGCCAGCGGAACCTTTAAAGAATACTAAATGTTCTGGGTGGTTAAATGGTCGGCCGTAGCGTTCCATTGAATCATCTTCACTAGGTGATTTAGCTTCGCTGTAAAATAGCTCCCTTAGTAACACAATTAATCCTTATATTTGCCTTCGGCATGATGCTTTTTAAAGTCTTCGTGTAGTTTTTCACATACTTCTGCAAATAGTTGATCATCAAGTTCTTCAGGAAGTTCGCGAATAGGAAATTTTTTAATATAATTTTTGTAACTTTCTTTTACGGCATCTGCAAATATCTTAGGGCTGATTGTTTTTTTAGATTCTAGTCTATCTAAACATCTTGCTACTGATGGGAATACATGTCTACGATATGTGTCATCATCGTCATGCATAAAAAAAGCTAGGTCTTCGATTAGGTCGTAATCAATCTTATGTCCGCCAGTTTCGTCCTTTGAGACGAATTTTGCATCATCAAAATGTCTATGTTTATTTTCTAATAATTCTCTTATACGCATTTTTTGAGCCCTAAATTATACAGCCGCAGATAAACTGCGGATATACTATTTATCGGAAATGTTACACTTTGGTTGATGGCTTGACAATGCGTTCTATCTTGCTTATAGAACCGCCTAGGTGCATTTTAGCCATGAGCAACACATTATCACCTTTGACATAAAAATGTGTTCCTCCCCAACTGCGTGGGCGTTCTAGTTCTCTGATGCAACTTTTAGTTAGACGTAGTTTGTCCATAGCACTAGCCCATTCAATAAATTCAGGATGACTCTTGGTTGTTTTACCAAGAGTTATTCTGTAATCAAATGGCATTTTAGGCATAACAACTGTGCCTACTTCTAGCGAAGAATCTGGACTACTTACATACTTAACATTATCTTCATTAAGTTTAATTAGATAATTGATGTCTTTAATATTGTTAGTATAAATGCTAACCCAAGGACTTTCTACACGAATGTCATAGTCTTCCATTTTAGCAATGTAATTTGCTAGTTTAGAAGCATATCCAGAATCATCCTTTTTAGCCTTCATAAAAGTCTTTGCGCCAGGCTTCAGTAACGATGTTAAAACACCTTCTGCACCATTACGAAAAAGACCAGCATTACTAGTTACCAGCACAATTTTGTGCTGGTATTTTCCTCTAAATAAACTTTTAGTTGTTTTGTAAAACATCTTCTTTATTTTCGATTGCTAGCAATGGAGTCTTAGGTAACTTGGGCTTAGTTATTAACGCAATCTTGTTTTCTTCAATTGTAATAGTTAACCAGCCACCGTTCTTAAGATCTCCAAACAACATTAAACGAGCAAGATCACGTTTAATTTCCTTGTCAATTACACGTTGTAGAGGACGAGCACCCATCTTAGCATCAAATCCTTTTTCAAGTAACCAATTAACAGCTTCTTTATCGATCTTAATTCGGATGCCTTTTTCTTTAACCTGTTCACGTAATTCGTCGACAAATTTGTTAACAATTTTAATCATTGTTTCTTTGCCTAGTTTGTTAAACGTAACAACACCATCTAAGCGATTACGGAATTCTGGAGTTAAGAACTTCTTCAAGTCTGCATCGCTATAGTCTTTTTCTTGTCCACCGAATCCAATTGCGTTTTTCTCAGCTGATTGAGCGCCAGCGTTAGTAGTAAGAATAAGAATTAAGTTACGGCAATCTGCTTTCTTTCCGTTACTTCCGGTAATAAAACCATTGTCCATAACTTGTAGCAATACAGTCATCACATCTGGATGTGCTTTTTCAATTTCGTCTAATAACAATACTGCATTAGGTGACTCTTGAATACTGGTAATTAGTTGTCCAGCATTTTCTTCAAAGCCAACATAACCAGGAGGGCTACCAATTAATTTAGAGATACTGTGCTTCTCTTGATATTCACTCATATCAAAACGTAACAACTTAACACCCAAGTGTTTACTCAGTGCTTTAGCAGTTTCAGTTTTACCAGTTCCAGTTGGGCCCATGAATACAAATGATCCAATAGGTTTAGTTGGACTCTTTAGACCTGCTTGAGCTACAAAAATCTTATCAACAATTTCTTGGATAGCAATATCCTGACCGTAGACTTCTGTTTCGATACGTGTTTGTAAAGATACTAAGTTCTCACTTTCTTGCTCTGCAACTTGTTCTTCTGGCATATTGACCATTTTGGCAAGTTCAAATTGAATTTCACGTTCTCCGATGATACGCTCATCCGCAAGTTTCAAATTAAAACGTGAGCATGCTACGTCAATTAAGTCGATAGCTTTATCTGGAAGCTTCTTATCTGTTTGATACTTAACTGACAATTTAATAGATGCTTGTAGCGCATCATCGCAATCTTAACATTATGGA